TGTCCCTGTTGCCGCGACTTCGACATAAGGGCTATCCGCGCTCGAATAGCCTGCAAGCTGCATGATGACCATCAGTTTCGTGCCGCTTTTCACGCCGCTGAAAGAGACGGTGTAAGTGGCAGTCGCGTCCTTGCTAATGTTGGCGCTGATCGAGGTCGAGTTAGCCACCGCAAGACCCGGCAGGCGATCCGCCGAGATCGTTCCCGCCGTGATGTCAGTAGCGTTCAGCGTGCCGCGAATAATGGCGTTCTGAAACTCTGCGTTGCCGGTGTCGCGCTCGATCTTCCATCCCGACGTGCCGGCGACATAGTTGTCGCTCTCGATGTCTGCGGTGACTTGGATCGCGCCTGTTGGCGTCGAGAAGTAGAGCGTCTGCGCGCTAGTCACACCGTCGATAGTCACTTGGAATGCAGACGACCACTCTTTGATTGTGGTATCTGTTATATCTACACTCGGTTGAGACAACGACCACCCTGCGGTCAATCCGACAAAACTAGCTGTTGCCGTGTTGTAACTTGTAGCAGAGGGTGTGCTTGGTGCGCTGGCCTGCAAGGTCTGATAGTAGACGCGGCCCGTGATGACTGTATCCCCAGTTGACCCTGCGGCACCATCAGTCCCGTTTTGAACAAGGATCACAGGCAACGACCAAGTAAGCGTGCTATCTGTGCCAGTCACACCTTGAACGCTTGCTAAGGTCGTTGAGACGTAGACCGGATCGGTGCCAGATGGGATAGTAGTTGACCAAGTTGACGGAGGTGTAAGGGTGTTAGTCCCAAAGTTGTAAGACCCACCAGTAGGTGTAGCAGGGGCAGTGGAAGACCTTTTAAACACAGATGCGAGAAATGTGGAAAGGCCATCTGCTCCGTCTGCACCATCGAGACCGTCAACACCGTTCTCGGCTATCTCGAAAGGCGTAGACCAAGTTCCGGCGTTATCGGTCCCTGTGTCGCCAATGATGGAGAACACATATCTGGTCCCATAGATGGGGTCTGTTCCGGCGGGAACGTCTAAGAACCAGCCAGTCGGCGGCGTGAGAACATTGGTGCCAAAGTTGAACGACCCTCCGGATGGCGTAGCCGGAACGCTTGCGGACCGTTGAAAGACGATGGCTGTGTAAACCGATTTGCCATCAGTAGGGTCTGCCAGTGTGGTGTCAGATGCTCCCGTAGAGAACGCCGACGCATTACCGCTAAAATCACGCGCCTTTACGAAATACCAATTCGTTGTGCCTGTTGGAAGACCACCATGTGTAAACTCAGTTCCCGCGCTGGTGCCGATGGCAGTTGCACCAACAGTGGTATTGCTGCTATTGACAAAAACCTCGACATCTTTAAAATCGTCGTCTGTCGGATTTACCCACTTAACGATAATTTGTTGAAAACCGCCAATAGCAGAAACAGATGTGGGTGCAGAGGGTGCAGTGTTATCTCCTCCGGGAGTATGGGTTGCCGAAACATATGCACTAGTAATTCCGAGTTTGTTGACAACCCTGACACGAATAGTATAATTTGTGCCTTCTTTAACTGGTGAGATTTGATACTGAGTTCCAGATACTTCTACTGTGTTGTAATCTGTGTCTGAAGTCTTTTTCCACTCAAACTGGTAATAATCAACAAAAGCGTTTGCAGGAGGAGACCACGAAACAATTACACTATTAACAAACGTGCCATCTGAAGAAATAAATCCTGCGTCCGTAATAGTTAGACCTGTAGGTGCTGGTGCAGAAAACGGATTGGGTAGGGTTGTGTTGTTGAGAGAAAAGGCTTCCCCATTGACACCAGTAAATACCTCAGAAGAAATCTCCCTGAGGGTCATCTGGACTTGAATATCTAGACCATCAGTAAGACCAAAGGTCCAAGACAGAACCTCAAATTCTTTATTGGTCCAACCAAACCGAGTATTCGTCAGCCTTACAATATCTCCAACCTGAACAGCAAAGGCGCGCATACCAAAAGAGGCCGAGACAGTCAACTGTTCCCGGTTCCTATTGAGAGCGATCCTAGCGATCCTCTGAGCCGTCTTCGAAGAGGCTGTAAAGGGCAGAGCATAGTCTAGGACATTGGAGATGCCATTATCCAGACCAAGGAAGTAGTCAGCCTTACCTGTGCCAGACCCACTGCCTGTAGCGGTAAAGGTTACACCAACCGTATTGGATGAAGCACCGAGGAGGGTGAAGTCAGTGGTCCCTACCTCAGTGATGGTGTAAGGTTGTCCAGTGACAAAAGACCCTGCACTGACGATAGAGGCTACAGCAGGATAATCAGTCTGTTGCCAATCAGTCTCAGCACCACGGAAAGTCCCCTTGACCTTATTGAAGCCATCCCTACGAGAATGCCTAGTCGAGACAGAAATCTGAGAACGAAGATCATCCTCATCAAAGTCTGCAACAGGAGAGGTATAGGCCGCAGCCTTCATTCTCCATTGACCTTGGGCATACCAAAGCAACCCACCCATAGAGGTGAGCAGATCGGTAATGATTTGACTGGGGGTAAGGCTGGTTACAAAGGCTCCGTTACAGGTGTAACGTTCTTCGCTCTCTACACTTTGCTCGCAGATATTGGCAGCAGTGGAAACAAGAGTGTCGTTGATACGAGCAGAAGGCTGAGACAGCCCATAGTCAGAGGTCAGATAGTCCCTAAGGCAAAGGGCCGGATTGTCAGACCATGCCGTTGTAGCAGTCCTCGGATCATAGACCTTCTTGCCACGAATGATAGCAGAGACAGCAGGGACACCATTCGGGAAGGCATCTGCACTGTATTTGAACCGCACATAGAGATATGCGATATTAGAAAGTTTATGATCTATAGTCCATTCACCATCTGTCAAAGAGGCCGTGTCTGTGATGAGGTTGGCATCTGCCGGTTGATTGGTTGTCCCCAGATATTGCTTGATCTGGATGAAGCCATCATAACGTGCAGAAGTGTTCCCGTCAGGGTCAGTGACTTCCTTGACGTTGTAGATCACATAGCCATTACCATCAGTGCCAGTATTCTCAAGGTCACTCACATAGGCATCATTGATCCAGATTTGTTGGTAGCTGTTGATCTCATGTCCCGCAAAGGCTAGGATGCGATGAAGATACTCATTGTCAGTCCCGGTAGAAGCATCATAGATACGGGCACCACCAACACGAACCTCACCATAGATAATCTGATGGTCTAATGCTGCTCCACTCTCACCTTGTAATGTAAATCCTCTTGATTGGGTAAAACTTGGTTTGGGCGTAAGAGCATTGAGGACAGCACCCAAGGCAGTGCTAATAAGAAAATGGGTGAGCATACTACCGCCAAGGAATGCCCCTGTAGTAAAGGCAACCGTAGCCGTAGAAATTGCACCCATTATTGCCGAAATAGCCATGTCAAGACCTCAAAAATTTTGAATAGATGTTCTCTACATGGTTAAAGCCTAGTCTTTGCAGGACGCCATCAAAAGGTCTGTGTGTCTTGGTGTTGATGGTCAGAACCGAAACCCCATCAGCCTTGAGACATTCTTCTGCAAACTTGATTAGCTTGATACCTGTATAGCCTTTACGATATGGCTCTGAAAGAAACAAGATGTCGTTATGAGCAAAGAGGTGGTCTTTATAGTGAATGTGCTTTCGCACGAATACTACAAAATAACCGACCAAGGCCCCATCATTTCTAGCCGTGAATATCTTCAGGTTGCCTGAAGCCTCAAGATCAGCATAGGCTTCCCAATCTGGGTTGAGTTTGATGTGATCCTTGTTGATCGCTATCTCTTTCCAATGCTTCTCTAGAAGAGGTCTTGCTTCTCTTTCTGTCGTAACAAGAAACTCTTGTTGGTAGGTAATAGGCATGTCGGGTGCCTTTCCTTAACTTGCTGTTCGTCCCCAGAAGATTTCTTTGTCTTGTAGGCTCGCTACGAACTTGAATCCTTCATCTGATGGATACCGAGACTTCTGATCTTCATCTGAGAAACGTCTGATTGTGGGCCTCTCCAAGCGGATCAACACATTCTCTGCCGTAACTGCGATAGTGCAAGTATCACCAGTCTCAGTGATGTTCATCTGGTCCATCTCACCAGCGAACACCTCGACATAGTTTGAAGGGCTGCTTGTCACACCGAAGTAAATACGACACTCTCGACCTTGATACGGCTCTGTGAGGGCAAGAGCGATGAAGGAACTTGGGATACCACTCATACTAATAGTGGCACCCTTAGCCTGCATCTCTGTAGTTTCTTCAACAGTAGAGATGTTTAGAAGCTGACCAGCACCAAGGTAAGTTTTACCACCGATAGTCAGGTTGCCGTAGCCAGACCAGACATAAAGAGAGCCACTATCGAAGTCCAGATCAACTGCAAAGAAAGGGCTGATAGTCTCGTCATCAAGAGCATCAGAAACTTGTGTGCTAATTGTTCTACTCATATGGCCTCCACACAATCAAAAGTGATGCCATAGTTGCTCATGTTGTTGATCTCCCACTGTTGGATATTGTTAGCCAGTCGGAACTTGCCTTTGGCAGCAGATACTACAACAGTGGCGTTATCAAGGGGAGCAGTGCGAATAGAGGGCCACAGATCAAGGGTAGCCTCACCAGAGCCATTAGAGTTTACATCAGTCAGAACCTTGTGGAGTGTAGAAGTGCCAGCCGTCCCGAGTTGGATGTAGTCGCCTGCGAGGAGATAGCCTGTAACGCTCGTAGGAAGGCCGTCTATGTCCAACTCATCGCCAGTCTGTGAACCGCCCTTGACTACAGGAGTTCCCGGTGTAACGCTTGCAGAGCCTCTAGGAGTGGCACAGTTAGGGTCTCCCAAGAGGAAGGTGCCATATTGCCCCTTCAGGCTCAATAGGAAGGCCACCCAAGGCTCCATCAGGTCTCGACGTAGGGGAGGAAGGGAAACAGAGGCAGTCCACCTCTGGCCCGGATGCTGGACGATCTGTTGGGAATAGGTAAAGGGGGACTGACTGATTGCTACTGCGTTCTCAGCCCCCAAGGTAATGCTGGCAATCCCAATGCTTGTCGGGAGGCTCAGTGGGTAAGATATTGCCATCTACATTCTCCTTAACCGAAAGCGGCCTTATTAGATTTTCTGATGTTCATATCATAAGGCAAAACTTGTAAATTCCAAGGGACATGTAAGCCACAGATATTTTCCCCATTAAGGGGGATTATGTGATCGACATGATATTTATCACCAGTTAAGACTTCACATTCCCTAGCCAAAGTATACACATCAGAAATCTCTTTGAATTGCCTTTCAGTTAACCACAAGGGTGTTGCCTTTTGTTTTGCAGCCCTGTATTTAGAATTATGGCATCTAACCCGGTCTTTATTGAGGTCACGCCAAAATTTTAAATACTCATACCTTTTGGCAGAGTTTTTTCTTGAAGAGCGCAAGTTAATTTCTTTTTTACGCTCTTTATTCTTTTCTGCCCAATCCCTGCTATTCTCCAGCATACGGGTTTTGTTTCTAAGGTATCTTTCCTTGTTATACTGTTTTTCGCAAGATTTACAAAGAGTTTTATGTCCGTCTTTATATGCTTTACCTCTATTAAAACTAACTAAGGGCCGCTCAATAAGACATTTTGTGCATACTTTTTTCACGAGAAGGCAGCCTTCATTTGACCACCACGACGACGAGCATCAATAACAGCCGCTTTGGTTGCTTCAGTGATTTGCGGGATCATCTTGGCTACTTCCATACGGACATTAGCAGCATCCGATCCTGTGACAGTGATGTTGTTATTGACAGTCATGGATGAGCCACCCTGACCCGAAAGGTGTGCAGGCACAACAGTTCCACTATGGCGAGGTCTAATGATCTCAGGGCCTTTCTCACCAACAAGGTAAGACCCTCCCGACATAATAGAGCCACCAGCAGCCCTAACAGGAATGGGAGGAACAGGGATGCCCGGAGCCAACATAGCAGGGCCGGGGAAAAGCCTTCCAGAGATTGCACCAACAATCCGTTGAACAACATACACTCGATAGAGTTCGGCAATAATGTCCCTAGCCATAGAACGGAAGGCGTCCTTGACACTTCTAGTTCCATCTACCATAGCCATGAAACCAGATTCCATAGAGTTTTCGATAGATTGGATCAAGTCAAGGCGCTGACGTTCTGCATCAGTCAATTCTGTTGTAAGGTCTATTGTTTGCCTCAAACGCTGATTTTGTCTCTCAGGTGTCATGTCAAAGTTGGCTACAAGAGCGCGTCCTGAGGTTGTCCCCCTACCACCATAACGACCCAGAGCCTGACCAGCAGCAGTGCCTTCAAACTGACGCATCTCAAGAAACTTTATAGCAGCAAGTCGCGTATCTTCAGCAAGACCTTGTGCCTGCATACGAAGATTAGCATAAAGACCATAGGCGTCTTTTAGTTTCTGATTGAACCGCTCTTGTTGGCCCACTTGTTCTTTTAAGGCATTGGCTACAGCTACAAGAGCATCATGTTCTCTTTCACGAATTATTTGTAGTTGTTGTTGGCGTATTTTATCTTTTTCTTGCAGTTCTTCGCGGACTTCTAACAGTTGGTTTTGCTGTCGATAGGAGTCAATAATCTGTTGATTTGCTGCAATCTGTTCTTCAAGGGCCGTAATCTGAGCCTCTAAGAACACAATACTTTCAGGATCAGCAGAAGCCCTCTGTTCACGAAGAGCAACCAATTCTTGTTCAAGACGTTGTTGTTCTCTCAGAGCCTCTAGTTCAGAGATACTGCCGAGACCTCTAGCAAGCCTTTCAATCTCATTAGCAGTTTCCGTAGTCTGTTTTTTGAGAGCATCAAAAGCCTGTCTAGTGTTATCCGCAGCTTCCGATGTCCTGCTAAAATATGCTAGAACCGCAGTGAGAGTTGGGATGAGGATAGAAGCCGCTGTGCCTACGACAGCCCCCATAGCACCCGGAATAAGATATAGAAGACCGGCAAGTTGTGTAGCCTGTTGACCAAAAGCAACGAAAGCATTAGTGCCAGACTGGACCTGAACAACGAAGTCACCAACCTGATAACCAACTTGCTGGGTTACAACGCCAAATCTGTTCATGCCCCTACCGGCGGAAATAGCCGTATTGGAGACTTGGCCCATATTACGGTTCAAATCTTTCATCACACGGCTGGTTTCTTCTCCAGTCGTATTAAGCCTATCAAAGTCCCTAATGCCTTCTTTGATCTGCCTTGTATCAAACGCAATACCAACTTCTGCGATATCAGTCATTTACAGCCCTCATGTAAACTTTATCCAACTTGATAATGGCTTCTACCTCAAGGGCAGTAAGTGGTGTTCCAGTCAATTCCATCCAAGCCTTAATATCACCAAACGGTATGGGATTAGGGCCGCTAAATCCTACAGACCTTGTAGAGTTCAAAATAGTAAAGGCAGACCAGATATGAGAGAGAAGTTCTGGGAACTCAGGTCCATCCAGTTCTTTCGGTCTCTTTCCAGTCTGCCTTTCTACTTGCTCAAGATGTTCTCTTTGAGAAAGGCCATCCTTGCCGGGAATGTTCAACTTGAATTCATGTTCAGCGAACTCTTCCAGATCGGCAATCAGGCTTTCAAAAAAGAGGCATTATCGTTGAGAGCCTCCTCGATTTGATCCTTGATCCAAGGATACTCTTTATAGAGGTCTACAGCAGACTGAAAATCAAGTTTGGGGGTCTTACCACCAAGGACAATATCCCACTCTTTTGTAACCCGAGCCAGAACCTCAAGAGCAGATTGTTCAGCCTCTTCTGAGGTTAGTGTGAACTTCTTGCTCTTCTGCGCCTTCTGGAGGCGACGATTGGTTTGTTCGTGAAGGGCTTCTTTATACACTTTAGAATGAGGCGCATAGACAGTGATGGACATTTCGGCTCCATCTGCTTTCACGATAGGTTCTAGGGTGACAGGGTGATTGAGAATGACTTCGAGAGTGTCTGCTTTAGGTTTAAGGTCGAGAAGGTCCATGTCGGGTGTTCCTTAGGTTGTGTCGGGAATTGTTATATAAGCGGCAGGAGCGGCCCCGACAACCAACCCCTGCCTACCCCACGGATGGGGATTACGGATTCGTCCGAGTGAGTTTCAGGGACGTAGCTTCCGAACTATCATAGATCGCAACAAACGGCAGAGTGACAATCCGCGACTGAGGGTTGTCAACCGGGATATCAGCGCCATTGATCTTGATACGCGGGAAGAGGAAGGTGTAGGGGTTCGTGCCAGTGGGATCATCCACTTCAACTTCGATAGCCGTCTCGGTCTCATTCAGGAAGCGATTGACCAGAGTGGCATCTTCAAAGTAAGCAGTGATCGTCCCTTCGACAGTAGCCATGCCATACTCAAGCTGCGGGGTCGTAGAGGCACCAACAACAAAGGTGGGAGCAAGGCTATTCGAGAGAGTAAAGTCAATGCCAGTGACCGTGGCAATCGACGAGAGGGCACTACCAGCGTTACCGATCTCGATAGCACCCGAATAGGAATCAAACGGGGCATTGGTCGAGGAGGCAGTCTTTGTAGGGTCGTCCGAAGTGCCGCTGATCGTCATATCCTTACCAACCATCGAGAAGGTGCAAGTGACCATCTGGTTGGGACGGATCGAGACAGCCATAGACGAAACAGCCATACCCTTGAAGAGACGGAACTGAGTGATGTCAGTAGCAGCATCTTCAATCGAGAAATACTTGGGCGTGGTGCCAACCTTGAGGACGTTAGCATTCCAAGCACCGAAGAAAGCACTCTCGAAGAAAGGATCATAATCCCCTTTACGCAGATCAACGGTGATGTCACCAGCAGCCGTCCGGTTGCCATGACGATCAGTGCGGATCATACGATCAGGCTGGATATCATTCCCCTGAACACGCTCTTTACCCAGATTAAGGGAGTGGGTCGTGTAGGGAAGTTGAATTAGCGAAGGTGCGACCGGCGTAGTGCCGAAAACAGATTCGACAACATACGAAAGGCCAGAACGGCTACCCTGTGCAAAGGCCATTGTTTATCTCCTTACGAATTGTAGATATACCAGCCGACATTGACTGGGGTGCAGTAGAATGGTGAGTCAAGGTAGCTGGTTCCTACCTCTGCATAATCGACAGAGACTATAAACCCGTTATAGGAGATATCTGTCGTGGCATCAAATCGGGCAAGGACGGCATCGACTATATCGTAGTTGGCTCCGGGTCCAACATTCTCTGGGGTGCAAATAATCAGACGATACAGACCTTGATAGAGTTGTTGGGGATTGAGGCCCCGAGTGGCAGGACGACGAAGAGTTGGAACCATCGTAGCCTTGATATAGGAAGTTCCATTCACTTGTTGGTAAGGAACATTCTGATAGGCGATTGCAGGAAGACCAGTTGATGTAGCAAGATGGTTGTCCAGACAAGCCCTGATATCATTCATTATGCTCATGTTCTGGACCTTACTTTTAGGATAGCACCTATCAAAAGGTTTGGTGCAACATTTCGTAGGATTGCGAAAGTGCCATATTTAGGGTTATTTTCAACAAAACTGACATGCGGAGACTGGTTAGTAAAAAAGATTTTTTGCGGGTGTCTTGGAAGAGCGGCAATATCTTCTTTGAGTTGATTGAGAGCCTCACGCCTTTTAACAGTTGGGTCTTGTCCTTTTGGTTTATCTTTTGAACTTCTGCTCCTGCCAGCACCACGAGTTGTTCTTATCGAGTGCGAAGTTACATATGCACCCGTATCTACAGGGGATATATCTGTAGCGTGTTGAGACAAGTCTTGTAGGAAAACCTCTACAGTCCTGTCCAGTCTATTCTCAACATTTTTCAGGACTTTTGTAAGGCTGGCTCGCATATCAATCCCTCACTTGAAGGAGATAGCACATGACATTATTAGCAGACTTGATTTCCATAACCTTGACGATATTGACCGTATCGCCTTCACCAACAATCTGATCTGTGCTGTCAGGTTGAGGTGTCGTATTGCCATTGACTAATTTATCTGATAGGACTACACGACGATCACCACGAAGAATGTTCTCATCGTCGATCATGTCGGGGGTGTAGTCGTAGAAATATGCCCTGACCTTGTAATCTGTATTGGTCGTGGTGAGAGTTCCAGTAGCAGCAGAATATCCAGTCATTGCCCTTTTACGAAGAGTGACTGTCCTGCCATGTTCCTTAATCATGCTACGAAGCGTGGTAGGATCAAAGGCCATCAGTCATAATCAGGGATATACTTATCCACTGCCTCCGGGTTGTTGAACTGTTCAACAGCGAACTGAGGATCAACTCGATCCGTGTTGGCTTCTACAACACCCATAGCCGCTTTAGAGATACCGCCCGCAGAGACGCCCAGAGCGCGCCCAGAGACCCTCTTGCCCAAAGCCTCCATCTGGGTAGCCAACAAAGTGTATTGCTTGCTACGGTCGCTGTAGGAGGCTTGTAGGGCACCATCTAGTTGGGTATCTACTAGACGGGAGAACTTAGCTGAGATGATCCTAGAGGCCCATGCAGCGGCATAGTAGACGTTGTTACCATTCTGTGCCAAGGCAAAGAAGATTTCTTCATCTTGCATCAGTTGGTCGTTTGTGTCAGTATCCCCGATAAGAAGACGGACGGAACTGAGACGGCCTGAAGCAGCCGTAGTGTTTAGATCACTGGGGTTATAACTCCAAGCCATCTCAATATCCTTTATTCGTATTCTCTACCATACACATGTCGCCAAGTTCGGATGATACCGATCTGCTTGTGCTTAATCAACGAAGTCTTGCACTTGCGACGGTTGAACTCGATATCGTTCTTGGCCTTGTCTTTGACCTTGGCATTGATGTTCTTGACCAGAGCATGAAGCGATTCAAGGTCAAGTTCCTCAAGGCCATCACCGATCTTGGAAGTATCCGTTCCGGCTTCAAGGTCGTCATCGTGATAAAGGAACCCTTGATTATAGAGCACCTGAATACGATGACGATCCATGTTCATCTCTTTCCATTTGAAGATCGTATCGGTATCCCAGATACGTCCCCGTGCTTGAATGGGAACTTTTACAAACACGGGGCGATCAAATTGGAAAGGGATAGCACTGTGTCGGGCCATGCTATCTCTCCCTTATTAGGCAACGATGGTCGCAAAGTAGGTGCCCATCTCCGGGGCAACAACCTTATGAGCATACGCCATGTTGGCTTCGAGCATTTCGGCAATGCCCTGAACGCGGAGGAAGTCACCCGTATACGAACGAATGTCGATGCCGAAGCCCGAAGCATTGTCCAGTTCGTTCCAAGTGAAGGTGTAGCCAGCCGAGGGGACCATCAGACCAGCCGAACGGGGACGGTAGTAGAGAGCCGCAGCCTTGCCACCGATGAAGGTGTTGACTTCGGTATCACCCTCTTTGGCCGTGTTCTGCACCGCTTCCATGACGAGGAACTCTTCCACGCCAAAGATTTCAGCCAGTTTGGCATCCGTGACAAGAGCCGTGTTCGTGACGGTCGCACCACCATTCAGACGATCAAGGATGTCCGGGTGGTTGACGAGAACATCACGGACTTCTTTGCCAACAACCATGACATTCGGCTTGAAGCCACCCGACTTGAGTTGGACAGTCCGCATCGCAGTCGTAACGTCAACGATGGGGGTCGAAGCCGTGTAGTCCGACCACTGCTTGACCTGACCCGTGGTGGGGGTGCCAGCAACGCCCGTGTAATCCGTCGACCAAACCGAGGCCGCGAAGAACGAGTTGGCCCACTTGATCTCACGGTCAATGAGGAGTTGGTGCGTCAGCATTTGAGCGCCAGCAGCACGGATATCGAGAGCCGCATCCTCGTTGGCAAGCGTCTCGAAGTCGAAGTCCGTCGAGATCGAGTAGACTTTCGCGCTATAGCTATCATTCGAGACAGCCATACCGACACGGGGCGACATTGTGCGGGGAGCGCGCTCTTGCACTTGACCAGTGCGGTTGAAATGCTCACGGTCATACTTGTAGTATTTGTCGGTTTTCTTCGACACCGGAACATTGGGGAACACGCGATCTGCAATAAACGCCGTGGAGTTTTGCAGGAACGCAATCGTGATATTGGTAAGCGGCTGGTCGATATGGACCGAACCCGGAGTAAGCATAGCCATCTTTGTATTCCTTTACTTAACTAGATTAGGCCGTGGTCTCAGCACGCGAGAGTTCAATGGTCACGATGCGACCCGAAGCACCATCCTCAAGGGCATAGCCGAGGATAACGTCCGACGAAGCAGCCGTAACAGCTTTACCGTCAGCATCCGAAGCGATATCGTCGCCACGCGAGAAGGTGCCACCGCAAAGGACGGTCACACGACCATCGTAAGCGACCGGGATGGCTTCGCCAGCGCCCGAGGCACCGAAGAGGGCAACGCCATCAGTGCGAAGGCCGTCGCCGGTTTTGTCAACTTGGCCGTCAGCCGCAAGCGTGACGAAGGTGAACTGCGTAATCGCAGAACCCGAGATGTAGGTGCGGGTCTGCATATTTTCCGTGAATGCCATTTTAATGACTCCTGTTACTTCTTGTAGGTTTCTTTGAGAAGGGCTTTACCCTCTGCGGTTTTGATAACGGCAGCATAGCCCTGCTGGAAGGTCATGCCTTTTTCAGCCGAATAGGCTTTAGCCATTGCTTCGAGTTTTGCTTCAGCGGAGCCAAAGTCACCCGTGGCGTCCGATTTGCCGACTTCAGACATCATGCCTTCAAAAAGTTTATCAGCGGCACGAAGCATTTCGAGAAGTTCTTGGTCATCACCAATCGACTTCAGCAGTTTACCGCGTTGGTCAGCCGTCCCCTTGAAATTGGGCAGCACCTCGTCGGCACGTTTACGGAGTTCTTCAGCCGCACGGGCTTTCTCGACCTCTTCTAGTTTCTTAAGGACCGGGGCAGGGATAGCAGACTTAGAAACCTTTTCCCCGTCAATCTCGATCATCTCGTCAGCCTTCTCGACAGCCTCATCCTTCTTGGAGAGTTCTTCGATCTGGGCCTTGAGGGCTTCGACTTCCGACTTGAGGAGTTCGCACTCAGCCTTGTAGGACTTACGAGCAGGCTTCTTGCCTTCCATCATTTCCTCTTCGTCGTCGTCTTCCATCATGTCGTCCTCTTTGCCCATCTCTTTGTCGTTATAGGCTTTGAGGAGTTCGTCTTCAGTTTGGATTTCGTCTTCCATTGGGGTTTCCCTTTTGAACAGAGCGACGGTTGCCGATTTGTTGGCAGGAGAATCTACCAGCGACACCTCGTCAAGTTCCAGATCAAGGAGTTCATTCATCAATTTTCTCCCGCTTTGCACGGCCCCCAATACTGAAGGCGCGTAGTTCGCCAGACTTAACCTTTTGCCAGACCGCATCATCATACACTTTGCAAGCGACGATCCAGCCTTCTCGGTTACTCTGGATGCCAAGGGCTTCACCAATCTCTTTGGTCAAAGGCAGAGAATGGATGAACTCCCCGACTTTACCGCCCATGTGCATTTCTTTAGTGACCCGAGTTGAAAGCATAAACTCAGTGGCAGCTTTCATCAACGTCTCAGGCCGGATTACATCACCTTGGGTGTCTACAACAGGAACACCGTCTTCGGTGATAACGGAGGCCCATCCCCAGACAATTCGTTGTTCATCATCTGCTTTGAGGATTTGGCCTTGAATACTGGCTTTGGTTAGATCAGACACAGAGGTTCCAGCCTCCCACATACGACAGGACCAGTATCTCGCAGAGGTCTTGTCTTTTGCTGTATCGCAGCTATGCCGAGAGCGGAAGTTGGCCCTAGCTTCTGGGTCATCCCTGCGGATTTCCATATTGGGATCACCGAAGGTAACTCGCTTGACCCTATCGCCATCCTTGACGTAGACACCAAACTTCTTCGTTGATCCAGAGGGAAGGCGGAAGGGTTTATCCAGAGGGACTTTCTTACCTTGATATTCCGCCTTCTCTACGCCTTTGGTAGCCATAGGATGTCCCTCAGGAAGAAGGTCTGTGTCATGCTTACCAGAGCGGAACTTCCCATTTCGGATGGCCCGGAGAAAATTGTTCACCCTAGCCATAGCCCATTGTTCAGGAGAAGAGACGTTGGGACGGACACTCTCAGGATTGGTCCTATAGGCCCCAACGCCCCTGTTATAGACTTGACGAAGGGTGGCAGCAGTAACCCTACCCTTATCGCCATGTTCCTTGTTATGCTCTTCTGCCTTGTCTCTGAGGGTCTGCATATCGACCTTCTCAACTTGTTTAGAGCGAGACCATGCAGCAGCCATAGCCCGACCTTCATCCTGAGTATCTTCGTAGACAGAATTGAAGACGTTCCTGAAGACGCTTTGCTGCTTGGCCGACAGTTTGTCCCTTACTGCTTTAGGGAGATCGGAGTTGGCTGCATATGGCATGGGAATTACGAATCAGCTTCGATGCCGATGAAGACCAGACGGACAGTGGCACCCGTGGCACCCGGATCGCCCGAGATGACAATCTCGACTTCATCAGCCGTAGTCGTAGCACCAGTCGAAGTGGTCGAACCCGGACCCATACCACGGACACCGTTACAACCAACGATACCTTTGTAGCCGGTCGTATTCAGGGCAATCGAAGCACCATCGACATAGGAATCCGTGTCAGCATCATCGCCAATGTCATTGAGGTTGACGGCATTGGTCGAGGCGGTCGTGACAGTCACGCTGACAGCCATAGGAAGGAAATTGGCAGGCATACCAATCGCAGCTTCCTTGCCGGTCGTAGCGCCGTTAGCAACCGTAACCGAGGTCGTGTAGGTCGAGAGTTTAAAGCCTTCAGTGCCAGACGAGAGGACGGTCATGCCATCTTTGACTTTGGTGTTACGAAGGACTTTGTTCCAGAGGTTAATCATAACTCATTTCCTTTGTATGATTCTTAATTGAGTTGCGGAATGATAAGCACAGTCTCGTTGGTATTGTTGGGGAAGGTCTCAACGCTCAAGTCTTGATAGGTTACTTCAAACTCAACGTAGTATGTTCCCGGCGTGTCAGTGTCTCCGGATTGCCAATCATACCGGACAACACCATTCTCTTCATCAACGATAGTCATTGGTTGGTCGATAACAACAGAGCCACCAACCTGTTTCATATGAAAGCGGACAGTCGAATAGCTGATATTGATCGTATTGCCATCAGCATCTTGTAGGGTTGCTTGGAGCGATGGAGAGGTATCAGACTGCTTGATTGTAAAGGCCATTGATAACTACTCCATTAGGGGCACCAGACAGAGGCGACTTATTTGTAGAGTTAGAGGTGATTGACACAACACGTCTCTTACTGATGTAACCAACCTTATCGGGCGGTATTGCAGTTAGTGTATATACGTTTGTTGTAACAGGGAAGACAGAAGCACCGGTGCTGATAGAAGGTGCAACAGGTGCAATATCTATATTGGCTACTGGTGGGAAGACAGACTTGCCCGAGGAAATAGCCGGTGTTTGTGCAGCAAGAGAGATATCTGCAACAGGCGGGGAGACCGATTTGCCTGAACTAATTGCAGGAGCAACAGGTGCAATATCTATGTTTGCAACAGGCGAGAAGACTGATTTGCCTGAACTTATTGCAGGGGCAACAGGTGCTACGTCTATATTGGCTACAGGCGATAGGACCGATTTACCGGAACTGATTACCGGTGTTTGTGCAGCAAGAGAGATATCTGCAACAGGTGGGGAGACAGAAGCACCGGCGCTGATAGAAGGTGCTATAACAGCGAGACTTACATTTGCAGCGGGGGAGAATACACTCTTGCCGGAACTGATTGCAGGGGCAACGGGTGCTACACCTATATCGGCTGAAGGAGAGAAAACCGATTTGCCCGAGGAGATGACAGGCGTTTGACCGGATGTAGCGATGTCTACTACAGGAGGTGCGACAGATTTTCCTGCAAAGACAGCGGGTGCAAAGCCAGCAAGAGTGATATTCGCAGCAGGGACAGCGACACTTTGACCAGTGCTGATAGAAGGTGCTACAACAGCAAGACTTATATCAGGCGTAACGGGGATAATGATAACAGCATAACCGCTATCACCAGCAAGGGGAGCAGAAGCAAGTGGAGAGAAGCCTACCATTTAACTATCCCCTATAGTTGTGTTGGCCTCTCGAAGCCTCACATTCTTTCGATATCGTCTTCATCGCAACGAGTGCCATATTGAATTTCAACAACTCGTAGGATTTCCTTAAATGAATTAGCTAGACAATGCCATGAGCCAAGGCCGATCTCTACATAATCGTGTAGGTCTAGTAGCAAAGTGTTCCCATCAACATGAACTTCTGCCCGCCCTTCAGCAATATGCCAATGTTCTGCTCTAAAGTTGTGTCGTTGAAGACTTAGTTTTTTACCCGGCTCGACGACGAGTTCCTTGACCTTCACGCCCGGTGCCTCATGCAGCACGCGGTAGTGGCCCCATAGCTTCTCGACAGTCGGAGCCTGCCACTCGCGCAGTATCCACGACGACGAGTTCTGCTTGTCTTCACCGCCGACGCCGAAGACGAAGGTCACTCCCTTGGCTGTCATCTCGGGGATGTTGTCGCGCGTCCGGTCGCCACCATTGGCGAAGATCAGCTTGTCGTCCGGATACATCTCACGAACCGCTTCGATCAGCTTGAGGGCGGTGCCATCCTTGTCGTCAAACGAGATCGCCGCATCGACGCAGCCCAGCGCACGGATGATCGCCAGCCGCTCTTGCAGAGGCATGAAGGCACGACCCTTCTTGCAGATCAGCCACCCATCGCTATTGACGCCCACCACCAGCCTGTCGCCCAGCTTCGCAGCCGCCGTGAGATAGGCGATGTGGCCGCTGTGCAGAGGATCAAAGCCGCCGCTGACGATCACCGTTCTAGGCATACGATTTCTCCTCAACCAGCTTGGAGCCGGTAACATCGTTGATCGCGCGCTTGATCTCGGCCCGTCGGTCGTTGGTCTGATAGACGGCCCGAGCAAGCTGGATGAACTCGTCGTCGAACTCCTGCCGCTTTTCCTTCACCCTGATCCGATCTTCGATCTCCCAAAGCTGCGTGTTAACCGCCTTGAGCTCCGCCTCCAGCTCCGCGTGCCGGGAGTAGCGGGCTACCTCCGAGAGATAGCCCAGCTCTTTCTTGACGTTTGCCAGCTTGTTCGCGTCGGTGATGCGCTCGGACTTGATCTGAAGGATGGCGATCTTGTCGAGAACCTCACCGACGCTAACAGGAACCTCAAGCATGGGCAGCGATGGCGTCGTTGAACGGCTTCATGTCGAAGC